GATGGAGGAACTCCTAAAACAGCAGAGATCGATTCACGTGCAAATGTTCGAGATGCTTGGAACTCCATTTCACGAGGTGACAGTTGAAGAAGATCAACATTTACCTGTCCAGAAAGCACCATAGCCCCACCACTTTTCTGCATTCCTGCATATTGATCTAATATCTGTCTTCTTACCTCAATAGGCCATATATCCCCGTCTTCTTTTGGTGATAGAAGAACATCGGGCCGCCCTTTTTGAGTTGCTTCTGATACGAGTTTTTGAGAGTTGAGATCAGCATCTAGTTCTCTTGCTAGGGGTTGTATTGCTCCTGTTCCATACAGGGCTTGAGGGCCTTTTTGATACCCTGCATTCTTCCCATGTATGATACGACCAGGAGGATAAACAACAACAGAACCCGATGAATTATGCTCATATCCTATAAGCCCTTTTTGAGGATCTGTAACTATTCTAACCTCTTCTGGATGCAATCTCACCATTGAAACAGGACGATCAGAAGAACCGAGAAGTAATATATAACAGTTTCCTGATAATGTAATATCAATGCATAGCTGCTCTCTAAAAAGATACTCATCTATATCTGTTGTGGGCATTCTGAGAAGATCCAAAACAGGATGATCCATTATTTCAACTGCTTTTTCTCCATATCCTTTGATCAACTTGAGAGGAAGAGCAGCAAGATCTTGAGATAGTCTTTTGACACCCGCATGAGTATAGCCATGTATACCAAAAGCATCCATAGATACCTGAGCGGAGAATGTATTATTGACACCTCCTACACTACTCCAAGAAGCCCCGCGATTCTCTTCTTTGGGCTTCTCGATCTGCTTTGCATAACTCTTATTAATTATAGCATTGTATAACCTAACGAAATAATTGTCCGACATGTGATCCTCTCAAGTAAATAATTTTAATTGTGATTGATGTTTTTTTATTCTCTCTTTTGCTTGTAGATAATACTCTTCATTCTTTTCAAATCCTACATAATCAAATCCCAGCTTATCACAAGCAATAGCTAAAGAAGCAGATCCTGCATGAGTATCGAGAATTGTATCTTCTACTTTTGCATAATTATTGAGAATCCAACAGAAAAGATCTACTGGCATCTCACAAGGATGTTTTGTGGTTCTTCCTTTTGCTACAAAGTTTGTCCATGTTTGAGTATAAACTTCTATTTTTTTATGAAACGTACAAGAGGCTATTACAGCTTTGGAGAAGTTTGGCATGGGTTGATTTTTAATCCAAACTATAGATCCATGTTTCCCTTCAAAGCAATTATAATAATTTGCACCAAATACAATTCTATTTTTTGATATTCTTCTCAGCTCTGCAAAATATTCCTCAGATGGAATTTCATTATTCCAATCTACAAATTCTCCTCTTTTATTTCCTGTGTTTTGAACAAAGTTTCCTATCCCAAAAGGAGGATCGCAAATAGCCATACTGAATTGATTGTCATTCATTTGCTTCATAGCCTGCAAACAATCACCATGTATCAATTCAATCATTGTATTCTCCTATATCAAATATGTATACCATTGATCTGCTATTGCGTTTGCGATATTTTTAAAAGTCATAGACCTCTCATGTCCGCTTTTGCTATTCATCCATTTGCACATTCTTTTTCCTGTTTTTGATGTTTGCCATTCAACTTTATCATAAACGTTATTTGTACTTTGTAATTTTGAAAAACCTCTCAACCATAAACAAGTTTTTTTTGATACTGGTATATCAAACTCATAAGGTTGTATGTATTGACTAGGCTTTTTTATTTTACTACTAATAACACCTACAGGATTCTCAATACAAAGATATTCACAATCATAATTAAAAATCATTTGTACAAATTCTAGAGCTTCTTTCTGTTCCTTCTGTTTTTTATGAAAATGCCTAGCACCTGAAACGGCTAGATGTGTGCAAGGAGGAAAAGCGATAATTGCAAACCATTCATCTTTAAGAACTTCTTTCAAGTCTTTCTGTATATGATAATCACTATTGTCATCAGACGGAAGAACATCACAAGACCATGCATCTACACCTTTTTTTCTTAATGCATCTCTAACTCTTCCTGAGTATTCACAAGCAATTAAAACACGTTTCATTCTATTCTCCTTTTTCAACATTATATATCATAATTCATTTTTTCAAGGTCTGATATTGTCCTGTTATCTGTGTGCTTCTAGTCTCCTCCACTGCATAATCCCGTATCTCAGACTATCCATCGCATGATCATCTTTCTTTTTTACTACATCTTTTTTGCTCTTATTGTCCCATTTGTACAATCTGAATTCTCTCAATGTATTTTTCACAGATGGAAAAAACAATAGCCTGCTCTTGCCCTGTTGATCAAGCTGTAAAAACTCTCTAGTCATATTGATCCCCTCATTTACTCCCATGTGTTTGGGGGCGGGTAGGGTTCTTATATTGCATTCTCTCCCCAAAGTAAGACGGCCATCTTTACTTTCCGGGTCTGCTACATACCAGTGAATTTCTTCATCGTGTAATTTGTTAATCCTGTTGATCTCTCTTCCGCTTTCTATTGTTGTTTTGTTGACCCAATAGAGTTCTCTATATACAATCAGAGTACTATCAGGAGAGTAATAGCCTGCAGGAGTTTCAACAATCCAAAGAGCGCAAAACGGATGACTTGATCCAAAGTCGATCGATACAAACCTCCTCCAATGTTTAGGGAGATCAAAGGGATCTATGACATGAGTATCTTTTGAAAACTCAGGATATACAAGACCCGATTGAGCAGAGAACTCTCCATACAATCTCGATTTCTGAGAAGCTTCTGATAGATGGTTTACTGTTCTTCTCATCTTTACAGAGGAGATATACGGATTGTCTAGTCCTGATATTTTTACAACCTCGAAACCTTTAGCAGGGTTTTCCACAAATCTCTCAAACATCCAACTCAAACCTTTTAGAGGTGTAGCTGTTATGATCACTTTTCCTTTTAGATCTACAGTTCTAAGCATAACCTCATCAAATATTCCTTCATCGTTTGGTTCCTCATCGATCCAAACCATAGACACCGATCCACCCTGAAAGGATTCCCTCCCACTATCGCAAGACATTGAAACAACGCGGCCCCCATTAGGAAGAGTTGCAACCGCTCGATCTTGTGAATTCCATCTGATTTTTTTAGTACCAAATGGAAGATATTGATCTAGTTTAGGCCTGAGATATTCAAGACCATCTTTATAACTCAAAGATGCACACCAAACAGAAGAGGGTTTTTCTGGTACAAGATTGAGAGGAAGATCATTAAGTATCAGCCAATCCGATACCCACTGCTCATTTCTTCCTGCTGCACAGGCAACAGATAACATAGCCCCGATCTGGGTTTTTCCTGCTCTGTTTCCTCCTGAGATCAAAAGACTCTCAGATCCCATAGATAACAGGGCATGTCTTTGAGAAGTTCTATGCTCTGTAATATCACAATCTGAGCACCTAAACAGATCGCCCTTGATCCTTGTCATAGGTTTTCCACAACCTCGATCTCTATCGTTCTTTATGCCCTGCCATCTATGACAATGAGGAACCCAAAGAAGAGCAACAGAAAGAGGATACTTTGTAGCATACTCAATCAGATCCTGTTTCTTTTTTAGGTGTTCTTCTAACTGTTTTCTTTTCAAATTGATACTCTCTGTAATCTTTTTGGAGGGATGAATGAGCTTCTGCTAATAGTGATGTATATTCTTGACCTGTATATAGATGTAAATCATAGATCAGTTGAGCAAGAGCAGGAGCCTTTGGAAAGTTCTCTCCTAAGGTCCATCTAAGAAGATCCCTTGTTTTCCAATGTTGGAATTGTCTCATAAAAGGTTTCTTCTTCCCTATTTTCTTACAGATCCATTCTGCAAAGTATTTGTTTTTTATGTTGCTGTTCATTCTTCATCCAAGTCAATAACAGGAATTTGTATAATTTCATTGATCTTTTGATCTGCATTTTTCAACTCTTGCATGAGTTGTATAGAAGAGAGTTGCCTATTGTCGATCTTGACCTCAACAAGAGGATCAACTTGTCTATGATATTTGTGTTTTCGTTCGAGTAACCATGCTGCTGCTTGCCAAGAGTTCGTTTCTTTAGCTGCTTTTTGAATAAGAGCGAGATTTGCAAGGGCATGATTTGACTCTGCTTTTTTTACTCTCCTATGTAGATCAGTATAGATCGTATCTTCCTCTTCTTTTCTTTCCCGATCTCCTCTTTGCATCCATGTGTTAAAAGTTGATTTTGATACACCCGCGTGCTGACATGCTAATGTAGTTTTCATCCCTATCCCAAAGGCTTTCTCTAACATCTGTATCATTATTTCATTAAGTTTTGATGGTCTTCCTACTTTAGACATTTTGCACCTCAAAGATAACACCCTCGACTTTCATTATATCATCACCTGTAGCATGTTTGATTCTCTGAAGAGCAATATTACAATACTCTGGATTCATCTCTGTACCTATAAACTTAAAGCCTTCCATAGATGCAGAAACGCCAGTAGTTCCAGAGCCTAGAAATGTATCTAGAACGATCCCGCCTTTTGGTGTGAGAAGTCGACATAACCATGCCATAAGTTTGGTAGGTTTTACTGTTGGATGAAAGTTTTTTCTTGTTACAGGGTTTGCCCCGTATTTTCTAGCTGTTTCGGGGTTCTCTCTAATACTTCCATCAGTTATTGCTATTTCTTCCCTGTCTTCTAGTCCTGTTTCACGTTCGGATCTTGAAGGTTTTGCACATTGATATATATTTGCAGGCCATCGACCTCCAACAGGTTTATAGGAAGATATATCATTTTTCAAGTCTAGATCTCTTTGTCCCATCTCTCCGTAAGTGAATGCTTGAGTAGATCCTATTGTAGGTTTATTCCATTGATCTGTATGGTCATGTTGCGCTCCTACCCAACAAGGATCACCAAATCCAAATCTACAAGCATCTATATTTATCGCACCTGTACCCCACTTCAAAACATTCTCTGATACATTCAAACCCTTCTCTATCGGCTTTCTACAAAGGATAGCAGGCTCTTGAGCAGGTTTCAAGGCAGTTCCCCAGCCTGACCAGTGTATTGCTTCTTCTGTAGTTGGTTTTGTTATCATTCCCAAATTTGATAAATCTTCTTTTTTCTCTCTACCGTCTTGCTCTTTCCATTTCTGCAAAGCTTTCAATGTTGATTCATCTTTTCTTCCTACAACTTCTCTTTCAACTCCTTTCATCTTATCTATCTGCTTTGATATATCCATGCTCTTTGGAAAACCTGAGAAGTACAACCAATTGATCATATCTCTAATTTCAAACCCTTCATCTTCCAAAGCAACAACCATTCTATGTATTGCTCTTGTAGCACCAAAAGCAACAATATGACCGCCATGCTTTAATACTCTAAAACATTCC